CGGGCGGCAATGGCGTCGACGGCGAGCCGACGATGCCGGTCGAGGCGATCGATTGCCAGATCGAGATCGACTACCAGCTGTCGCAGGCGGGGCGTGGGCTGCGCTATAGCAGCGACCCGACACTGCTGATCAAGGAGCCGGCGTTTGGCGATGGCCCGGTGGTGAAGGGAGCGGCGAACGCGCTGGTGGTGAGCGCGGAGGGTGACGCGAAGCTGTTGGAGATCAACGGTACTGCCGTTTCGGCCGTGCTGGACTATGTGCGGACCTTGCGCGAGCTGGCCTTGGAAGGTGCGCATGGCAACCGGGCACATGCGGATCGCATCTCGGCGGCTCAGAGCGGGCGGGCGATGGAGCTGATGAACCAGGCGCTGATCTGGCTGGCCGACCGCTTGCGTATCAACTACGGCGAGGGGGCTTATCTGACGCTGCTCAATATGATTGTGGCGGCGGCGCAGCGTTGTGCCTTGGTCGACCGTAAGGGGCGTGCCTTGCCGCGCATGGATGCCGATGCGGCCTTGGGGCTGCGTTGGCCGGCCTGGTATGCGCCGACTTGTGCGGATGCGCTGAGCGAGGCGCAGGCCTTGTCGACCTTGCATGGGGCGGGCTTGCTGTCGCGTTCGGCTGCGCTGGCGGTGTTGGCGCCGGCCTATGGTCTGGACGATGTCGAGTTGGAGTTGGCTCGGTTAGCGAGTAGCAGCGCGCCCATTTAGGGGGTGTATGTAGACAACCTGTACGTTTGTACCAATATTGATATGATAGCGGGGCGATTTTGGGTGGATGCCCGGATGAGCGCCTATATCGTTTTCATGTTGGGAGTCGCTATGCGGGGTCGTATCCATATACCGGCATGGTTGTTTCTGCTGTTTGCTTATCTGGTTTCGGTGGTGGGCCGATGCGAGGTAACCACCTTGCGCGTGTTGGTCAATCCGGAAAGCCCACCGTTCGACTACCTGGTCGACGACAAGCTGGTGGGCTTCGGCGTTGACGTGGCCCGTAGGCTGGCGGACATGAGCCATGTCACGCTGCACGAGGAGATCGTGCCATTCGCCCGCGGTATTGCCGTGACGCGCGAAGTGCCGAATACCATGACGCTGACGATTGCGCGCACGCCGACGCGGGAGAGCTGGTTCCACTGGATCGGCCCGATTGCGGTGCGCGAAACCTGGGTCTACAAGCTCAAGACGCGCGAGGACATCGTGGTGAAGACCGTGGACGATGCCAAGCGCTATGTGGTGACGGACGATGAGGCGGACGCAGATTATCCGGCCTTGCTGGGTTTGGGTTTCGTCAAGGGTGTGAATCTCGACCCGTCGTCGAGCGATATGATCAGTTGCCGCAAGATCAAGGCGCATCGCATCGACCTGCTGCTGCAGGCGACAGTGAGCCTGGCCGGCTTTGCCAAGGCCTGCGATCTGAGGGCGGATGATTTTGTGCCGCTCGTTCGCTTCAGTTCGGCGGGCGGCTATTACCTCGCGGTGAGCGGCAAGAGCGACCCGGAGCTATTGGGCCGGCTGGACAAGGCCTTCGCCACTTTGCTGGCCAATGGAGAGTTGGCGCGGATGCGAGCGGTGGCCAAGCTCAATTAGGCAGGACAATTCATCGAATCAATCGGCCCGCCTTTTGGCGGGCTTTCTTTTTTGGAGGACGCAATGTCGCAACAAGGTGAGACACAGACTTTTCCGCTGGAATACGTGCGTGAGCTGGAAGCGAAGCTAAAGGCGGCCGAGGAGGGCGCGGCGCAGGCCGTGCAGGCGGCCGATGCGAAGATCAAGGAAGGGGAGGCGGCTGCGGAGCGGCGCCTGGTGCAGGCGGAACTGAAGGCGCATGCCATCAAGGCGGGGCTGGTGGACCTGGACGCGCTGGTGATGGCGGACCTGAGTGCCGTGAAGCTGAAGGTGGAGGGCGGGCTGGAGGGCGTGGAGGGCGTGTTCGAGCGCCTGCGCGAGGCGAAGCCTTATCTGTTTGGCCAGGCCAGTACCAGCAGCACGCAGGCGGCGCCGGCGCCGAATGCGGCCGTTGTGCGCAATGCGAAAGATATGAATGCGCAGGAGTATGGGGCGGCGCTGGCGAGGTTGGTCAAGGTGTAAAAGGTGAAAAGTGAAATGTGAAGCGTGAGGCATCATCGGATGCGCCACGTTTCACTGATGCCGCGAAGCGGCGAGTCACATTTCACCGGTTGTGTCTTGTTTGCCCGATGCCATTGGCGTCGGGTTTTTTATTTTCTGCCCTTAGGGAGATGCATTACCTATGTCGATTCAGAATTTTCCGGCTGCGCTGCAGCCCATCATTCAGCAAGGTTTCCTGGAGCGCGAGTTCGAGGACTCGCTGAAGTCCAAGCTGGTGTATCGCCGCGTGGCGGACCGTGAGGTGTTTCCGAACCGCATCGGTGAAACACTCACCAAGACGCGCCCAGGCCTGAAGGCGGCAGTGACGACGCCGAACAATCCGGCCAACAACACGAACCTGGACAACGGCATGACGCCGTCGACCTGGACGGTGGAGCAGTTCACGCTGAACGTGAACCAGTACAGCGATACGATCGACCTGAACATCATCAACGAGGGCGTGGGCATCGCCAGCCAGTTCGTGCAGAACGCGCGCGTGAATGCCTTCCAGGCGGCGCAGTCGGTGGATCGGCTGGCGCGCAATGCGCTGTTCAACGCCTATCTGGGCGGCAATACGCGGGTGCGCACGACCTTGGGCGCGCCGGCTGCGAACGTGGCCGTGGACGACGTGCGCGGCTTCCTGTTCGCGCCGCAGAACGGTGTGATGCAGGCGGTGAGCGCGGGCAATACGGCGACGGTATTGATCGCGGGCGATAGCTATACGCTGGTCGGTGTGACGCCGGACGCGACCAATGTGTCGACGGCCCCTGGTGGCATCTCGGGTGTGCTGACATTCTCCGGCAATGTGACGGTGGCCGACGGTACGGCCGGCAATGCGGTGGTGCATTACAACGCGCCGACCATCCTGCGCGCCAATAGCCGTAGCACGACAGCAGGCCTGGTGACGGGCGACATCCTGACCATGGGACTTCTGCTGGATGCGCAGGCGCAGCTGCGCAACAACGCGCCCATCCTGGCCGACGAGCGCATGGTCTGTTACCTGGACAACAAGTCCATGCGCCAGCTGTTCGCGGACCAGGACTTCAAGCTGCTGTACCAGGGCCAGTATGGTTCCGACACCTATCGCAACGGTACGGTGTTCAGCCTGTTGGGCATCGAGTTCGTGCCGACCACGGAAGCCTTCGTGCAGCCCATGGGCGGCATCAATGTGCGCCGACCCATCCTGTGCATCCCCGGTGCCCTGGTGGAAGCGGACTTCCAGAATACGGGCAAGCTGTTCGAGAACGAGTCGCAGATCGTGACGGTGAGCGAGGGTATCGCGCAGGTGACGCGCCCGCCGCTGGATCGCCTGGGCCAGATCATCGCGCAGTCCTGGTACTACATCGGCGGCTTCGTGGCGCCTACCGATGTGACGGCGAACCAGAACATCATTCCGACGGCTTCCAATGCTTACCTGAAGCGTGCGGTGGTGTTGGAGACGGCGGGTTGATGTGAGTGGCGTCATTCCCGCGAAGGCGGGAATCCAGTGCGACGTTTGGCATAGCGCCATGTGTATGAGCTGCCTACGGCCGCTACTGGGCTCCCGCCTTCGCGGGAGCGACGTGGTTTAGGTAGTTGCGGTGATTGGTCGTATCTAGCGGGATCGGCTTGAGACGCGACTTTGTCGCTTACCCCCACCCTAACCCTCCCCCTGCACCCGCAAGGGGTGCGCCGCGGGGTGCCCGGCGCCTACGGCGCCACCCTCGCGCAGACTACAGGGGGGAGGGGACCGGTCTGCGTGAGCGGATAGGGCGGGGCTTCGAATAGAGGTAGGAGGAGACGATATGCTGACAGACCAGCAGCGCATCGATGTACGCCGCTTTTGTGGTTATCCCGTATACGGCGGGGGGCCGACGCAGGCGTTCCGGCAGCGGTTCTTCACGTGGTATGGGACGCTGGAGTTTCGCATAAGCAATCTGGGCCCGAATGAGGAGGGGGTGTTGGTCAGCAACTACCTGAGCAACCTCTATCCGCTGGAGCAGGCGATTGCCGGGGCGGGGGTGAATCTGGATACGCAGGAGGCGGCCGTGTGGAAGCATAACCCGCGTGAGCTGGATGACCGCATACGGCTGTACGACTGGTGGCGCCGGGCCTTGTGCGATTTCCTGGGGGTGCCGCCGGGGCCGAATTTCCATGCGGCGGGTGCCGGCGTGCAGGTGGTGGTGTAGATGGATGGCGTGACTTTGCAGGCGAAGCTGTACGGCGGCTATGCCAAGGCGGCGAAGCGCATCGGGCTGCCGTTTGCGCAGTACCGGCCGCAGGCGGCGCTGCAGCCGGCCTTATCGAGCGCCAACGGCGTGCAGACCCTGCTGGCGAGTTTCAATGCGGAAGACATGGGCTACCGGCATCCGCGAGGCTATGCGCGGGCTGGCTGGTATTGCGTGGCGGATGGTGGGCAGTTGCAGGCAGGGGATTATCTGAGCGGCAACGGCTACACCTATTTTGTCGCCGCCATGGAGCCGCTCTTGCCCATCCTGGCTGTGCGGTGCAATCGCGTGTTGAGCGTGTTCCGGCCGCAGCAGCAGGCGGGCGTGGGGGCCGTGGGATATGGCGGAATGACGGCCGGCAATGAGATGCCGCGCCTTACGCAGTTTCCCGCGTCCATCTTGCTGGGAACCAAGGGCGAGCATTCGCTGGTGGATTTGCCGGGCGATGTGCGCTCGCCCTGGTGGGCGATTCTGCTGCCGAATCTGCCCAGTGGCGTGATGCTGCGTAGCGGCGACCTGATGCAGGATGAACTGGGGCGGCGCTTTGTGGTGAGCAGTGCGGAACAGACAGCGCTGGGGTGGCGGGTGGGGGCGATGGAGGCGGAGACGTAATGCGGCGTGAAACGTGAAACGGGAGGCGTCATCGGATGTGCCACGTTTCACTGATGCCGCGCAGCGGCGAGTCACATTTCACGTTTCACGGTATTTAGAAAATTGTCAGTTAAATTGAAAGGATGGGCTATGCAGCACAATAACCAGACTTCTCGTACTACCGCAGCGCATGACACCGAAATGCTATCGATAACGGATGCGAAAGGCCGCGTGCTGAAAATAAGGGCACCAGATATTGTGGCGCAAGCGCGTTTCGAGCGCGTCTTTGGCGGCGAGAATATGAAGTATCGCTTGATCATGGGCGCAGTGAACTGGTTGTGCGCGATTGATGGTGAGGCGATCGCGCAGCCGATGTCCCTGTTGGCCTATGAGGCGCTGCTACAACGTGTGGGCGAGGAAGCGCTGCACGCAATTATCGAATGCGTTGCGCAGATGCGGGATCGTGAAATGGGAACGGTCAAGGTCGAATAAAAGACGACCTAATAGGCCCTTTGTTGCGGCAAGCGGGCTTCACAACTTGCCGTGGCTGGCTAAATTAAGTGCCCGAATTACCAGCCAATACGCCGCATTTCTCCCAATTGATGAAGATTGCTCACACTTCGATTGAGCACGCTGAAAGCTGGCCGTCAATTTTTCCGATGCTTCGCAAGGTCGGTCCATACTTCATCCAGCGGGCTCTTGGTAATCTGGACGGTCCATTCATTTCCTTCGGTAGGGAATAGGGTAAATTCCATGTCGTAGGGGCCGATCGTAAATGTCCTATTTGATAGTGTATAAGTTTCGGTTACCTTTCCGCCGCAAATATGTGCTTTAGACGACGGATCATAAGATATCTGGCGAAACTCAGTACTCTTGATCTGTATATTCTTGCGCATAGTCTCCAATTCTGCTTGGGATGGGCGGCGCCTACTGTCGTGCCCATCAGCATCAACGGCGAGCAAGGTGGTAGCCATGATTGTGCTCACGTCCCAATCAAACGACGATTTTACTGGCTCGGACCAACAATGTTCAGGAGCAGACCAATCAAGGCCGGACTTTGAATCAGATTCACAGCTGGACAACGATGCAATCAAGGCGGCAACGGCAACTAAGCGGATAGCAATTGGCATGGCAAGGGACTTAAATGTGGGGCGGACAAATGGAGCGGATGATGGCGGAAAAAGAGCAGGGAATCAAGGATAGGGTCGGGGAAGCGAAGGAGGGGGCCGAGAAGGCAGCCAAGTTGGGCGATTTGCTGGCCGAAATGAACGATGCCGCCATTGTCTTCAAGCGATTGGAGTGGCGCTTGACATCACTTGGCGTGTCGGCTGCCGACCTGAAGCTGATCGACGCGCTCGTGCATCCAGACCCCAGACGCGATCCCATTGCCGCGGGCTTTTCGGCGAATGAGATAGCGGATGCGACGCGTGCGCTTGAGGGTACGCTCGGCGACACGGTGGAGGTGCTGAAGTCCATACAGCCCGTGCTCGACTTCGGGTTCGTCAACAAGGTCAAGTATGGTCTGAGCGATGAGGAGAGCAAAAGGCAGAACGAAGCCGTTCTTCATTCGGCCAGGGTGCTCGGTCATGACCACAATGCTCTGGAACTGAAAGCGGACTTCGACGAATCGGCTGCACTGCGTGAACGGACCGATGGCGAGATGGATGCTATTCGCCGCGACACCTTCATCTCCGCGCTGGGTGATACCGCGACGCAGATGAGCCGCGAGGGTCGGGCCAAACTCTTCCCGTTAATGGAACGTCTGACTCCGGACGCCGCTGCGGCAGCGGTCAACGGGCTGTCGCAACATCTGTTAATGGGCAAGGCGTCCGATGCAGAAGGTGCGGCTGCGCATGCCTATGGTCTGGTCGATGAGAAGCGCAACGAGATGGAGCTGCGGCGGATCTATCACGGGAATTGGACCAAGCACCGCGATAGCGTGATGGCCGGGAGCTTGGCCCAGGCCGATTTGCTGCGTGCCGACCCAATGAAATGGCTCGAAGAGGCACTCCTGCCTGCCTTGAAGAAGCGGGGGCGGACGTCAGAGAACGAGGTCAAGGAGGCGTTGGCTGAAATCCTGCCCGACCCGCTTCCGGCTGCGGAGTTGGCCAAGCTCGTGATGCAAAGGGAGGAAGGCGCAGAGAGCCTCAAGCGCTTGCGAGCGACGCCGGACGCGCATGCGCAAGCGGTGGCCGCGGCTAGGTCGGACGTTACCCCGTTTACCATGCGGCAAGCCCAGGTTGAAACAATGAGAGTGACGGCAGGGCTTGCTGCGTCGTCCGCACAAGCGAAGAACGCGGAGATACACACCGATCTTTTCCACAACCTTGACAAGACGATGCGTGACAATCCAGGTGCCGCCTCGCGGATCATGGCTGGTTTGGTTGGCCTGGGCGAGGTGGGAAAACTAGTTGGAGCGGCGGCGACAGGGGCGCTCATCGCTCAACCCTTGGCGTCGATCACCGGCGGGCTCGGCAAGGGTGCCTTGCGAGTGGCCGGCTCGTTCTTCAAGAAGGAGGCTGCAGGTGCTACCGCCAAAGTGGCGGAAACTGAGGTCGCAGCGTTGTTGCGTGCACCTGTCGCTGCTGCAGCACGCGGAGCTGCTGCGGCTGGCGAAACCGCGCTGGCCGGTGCGGAGGGCGTTGCCGCCCGCGGTGCGCTGGCATTGGCGGGCGGGACCGTGGCCACCAGTGCCGCGGCCCTGGCGACGGCCGGCTACGTGGGTTGGAAGGTTGGCGGTTTGATCAATAGCGG